CCTTCGCGGACATCGCCGATCACGGCGGCGCCCTGAACGGCTTCGCCCTGTCGCCCTCCGGCGAGGGCCTGCTGCTGGCCGCCACCGACGGCCAGGGCCGCCCGCTGTTCATCAACAGCGCCGCGGACGGCGCCATCCCCCGCATCCTGTCCGCCCCCGTGGTCTCCAGCCGCGGCGTGTACGTCGCCGGCCAGGCTTCTGCCGGCGGCTCCGATCCCGGCTCTCCCGCCATCGTCGGCGTGGCCGGCGACTGGTCGCAGGCCATGTACGGCACCGTGGAAGGCGTCCAGATCGGCATCAGCGACCAGGCCACCCTGCGCCAGGGCACGACGGTCATTGACCTCTGGCAGCAGAACATGTTCGCGGTCCGGGCCGAGATCGAGATCGGCTTCCGCGCGGACACCAACTGCTTCGACCTGCTCGTCGGCGCTGTGCCCGAGTCCTGATGATCAGGCTCGTCAATCCGCTGAACGGCGGAGACACCTGGGTGCACGAGTCCAGGCTCGAGGAGTATCTGACCCGGGGGTATAAACTGCCCCCGGCGCCGGAGCCCCCGAAGCCGAAGCCCGGCACCCGAAAAAAGGCCGAACCCAAGGCCAAAAAATGAGCGGCCCGGTGTCCGAAACGGACACCGGGTTTTTTGAAAGGAGGGCCGGAAATGGCTGATTCCACCCCCACCACCTACGCGAGCGTGAACGACATCGAGGCCCGCATGCTGCGCGACCTGACCACCGACGAGGAGGCCCTGGCAGGCGTCCTGCTGCAGGATGCCGCCGTGCTCATCGACGCGGCTTCTCCGAACGCGCCGGCGGACGCCAAAAAGGTCGTCAGCTGCCGCATGGTGATCCGGGCCCTCGGCGACGGAAACTCCGCGGGCATCCCGCTGGGCGCCACCCAGGGCAGCCAGAGCGCCCTCGGCTATACGCAGTCGTGGACCATCGGCTCCGGCGGCGGCGCCGGCGAGATCTATTTGAGCAAGACCGACCGGCAGCTGCTGGGCACGGGCAACTCCATCGGGAGCTATTCCCCGACGCAGGAGCTGGTCCCGCAGGAGGCGCTGCCATGGTAGGCGAGAGCGTGGTGCTGACCGTCAAGACCCTGAGCGGTTACGACAGCTTCAATAATCCGGTCTACGTCACGAGCACCGAGACCGTGGCCAACGTGCTGATCGGCCAGCCCACCGCGGAGGAGGCCCAGAGCTCCATCGACCTCTACGGCAAGCGCTGCGAGGTCATGCTCGGGATCCCCAAGGGCGACACCCACGACTGGGAGGACACCACCGTGACCTTTTGGGGCCGCACCTGGCACACCATCGGGCCCACCATCATGGGCATCGAGGCCAATGTGCCCACGCCCTGGCACCGGAAGATAAGGGCGGCCCGCGATGAGTAAAAGCGTAGAGTTCAAGCTGAATCTCGCCGGGCTCAATACCCTGATGAAGTCCCCGGAGATGCAGGCGATCGAGAACAAAGTACTGTCTCAGGTCGCCGCGCAGCTGGGCGACGGATTCGAGGTCGAGTCCTCCCACCCGATCGGCTTCATCGCCATCGCCAGCGTCCGCGCCAAGACCTACAAAGCCCGGCTCGCGCAGAACAAGACCAAAGTGATCGACAAGGCTTTCGGAGGAGTGAAGGTATGACCATCGAAGAATACGTCATCAGCTACCTCGGCGAGGCGCTCAACGGCGTGCCGGTGCACGGATCCGTCCCGCACCAGATGCCCGCGCGCTTCGTGACCGTGGAGCTGATCGGCAGCTCCAGGCGCAACCTGATCCCCACCGCCCGGCTCTCCGTGGAGAGCTGGGGAGAGAGCCGCGCCGACTCGGCCGTCCTCCACGAGAGCGTGGTGGCGGCCATGCTGGCCATGATCAGCAATCCGGAGATCTCCCACGTGGAGCTCGAAACCGGGTACAATTCAACCGACATGACGACGGACCGCCCGCGCTACGACGCGACTTTTGACGTCGTCTATCTCTTTTAACTGGAGGTTTTCAACATGCCTGATATCAGCAATGTGACCACCGGCAAGCCCAAAGTGGCCGGCGCGGTCTACCGGGCGCCGAAGGGCACTCCCCTGCCCACCAGCGCCACGGACACCCTCAACGGGGCCTTTGTGGACCAGGGCTACATCAGCGAGGACGGCGTCACCAACACCAACAGCCCCACCACCGAGACGATCAAGGAGTGGGGCGGGCAGTCCGTGCTGGTCGTGACCACCGAGAAGCCCGACACCTTCAAACTGAAATTCCTGGAGTCCCTCAATTACAACGTCCTGGAGGCCGTCTACGGCGCCAGCAACGTCACCCTCAGCGGCTCCACGATCTCCGTCAAGGCCAACGCCGACGCGCTGGAGGAAAACTCCTACGTCATCGACATGGTCATGACCGGAGGTGCTCTCCGGAGGATCGTGATCCCCTGCGCCAGCCTGAGCGCCCTGGGCGACATCGTCTACACCGCCAACGACGCCGTGGGGTATGAGGTCACCCTCGAGGCCCTGCCCGACAGCTCCGGGAACAGCCATTACGAGTACGTCTCCCTGACGTCCGGAAGCGACTTCGCCGTGGCGCTCGACAAGAGCACCCTGAGCGTCGCCCACGGCAGCACCGCCCAGCTCGTGGCCACCACCACGCCCGCGGGCATGCACGTCATGTGGGGCTCCAGCGCGCCGAGCAAGGCCACCGTCGACCAGGCGGGCCTCGTGACCGGCGTCGCCGCCGGCAGCGCCGTCATCACCGCCACCTTCGGCGGCGTGAGCGCCAGCTGCACCGTCACCGTCACCTGATAGGAGGTCTTCATGGCGAAAGGCACAACGTCCACAGGCTTCGCGTTCGAGTTCGACGAGAACCGGCTGGACGACATGCGCTTCGTGGACGTCCTGGCCGTGGTCCTGGATGAGGAGGCGCCGGATTTCGATAAGATCGCCGGCGTCTCCAAGCTCATCACCATGCTGCTGGGCGCGGACATGAAAAAGGCGCTTTACGAGCATATCGGCGCCGCCCATGACGGGCGGGTGCCGCGCGCGGAGCTGGAGAACGCGCTGGAGGAGATCATGGCAGCGGCCAGGAAGGACGCCGAAAAAAACTCCTGACGCTGGCGTACATGATCGCCACCGACGAGAGCGCGCTGGAGTGCGACTTCGCCGAGACCTATCATATCCTCGATTACAGAGCCCTGCCCGCACGCCGGGCGGGGCTTTTTGCACAGGGTCTCGGTCCGGACTCGCGCATCCGGAGGATCCTCAGCGGCCGGAAAATCTCCCTGGAGACGCGGCTGCTGTCGCTGGCCGTGGATCTGCTGCAGATCCTGGTGTGGCAGAACACAGATGACGGATACAACGGAAGGAACCCGCCCAAGCTCATCACGGATGAGCTCGAGGGCGATGGGAAACAGTCCTCCGGCGTCGGGTTCGACAGCGTGGAGGAGTTCGAGGCCTGGAGGGCCTCTCTGATCGGAGATGAGAAATAATGGCAGATCTCGGTTCTGCATATGTGAATATCGTCCCCAAAGCACCGGGGATCTCCAATAAAATCACCGACCTGCTCTCCAGCGGGGGCGGTCCGGAAAAGGCCGGGCAGAGCATCGGCAAAAAGCTGGTCGGCACGCTGGCCAAGGTGGGCATCGGCGCCGCGGTCGGCAAGATCGTGAAGGACGCCTTCTCCGCAGGCGGCGCACTGCAGCAGAGCTTCGGAGGCCTGGAGACGATCTACGGCGACGCGGCCGAGGGCGCGAAGGAATACGCCCGCGCGGCGGCTGCCGCCGGGATCAGCGCCAACGAGTACGCCGAGCAGGCAGTCAGTTTTGGCGCCGGGCTGAAGGCCGCCTTCGGAGGCGACACGGCGAAGGCCATGGAGGCCGCCAACACGGCGATCCTGGACATGGCCGACAACGCCGCCAAGATGGGCACGCCTCTGGAGTCGATCCAGAACGCCTATCAGGGCTTCGCCAAGGGCAATTTCACGATGCTCGACAACCTGAAGCTCGGGTACGGCGGCACAAAAGAGGAGATGGCGCGTCTGCTGAAGGACGCGGAGAAGCTCACCGGCAAAAAGTACGACCTGTCCAACCTGGGCGACATCTATGACGCCATCCATGTCATCCAGGGCGAGCTCGGCCTCACCGGCGTGGCCGCCGGCGAGGCGGAGACCACCCTCACCGGATCCCTGGGCTCCGTCAAGGCGTCCTGGGAGAACGTCATGGGCGCGCTGACCACCGGGGAGGGCCTGGGCGTGGCCATGTCGAACCTCGGCAAAAGCGTCGGCAATTTCGGCAGCGTGGCCATGGACATGTTCGGCCAGCTCTCAGACCAGCTGCCCGACATGATCCTGGGCCTCGCGGACGTGGTGATCGACAACGCGCCGTCGTTCCTCGCGGCCGGCGCGCAGCTGATCATCAAGCTCGTCACTGGCCTGGTACAGCGGATCCCGGACATCGCCGCGAAGATCCCGGAGATCTGGGAGAGCTTCAAGACGGTCTGGGGACAGACCGACTGGAAGGGGCTCGGCAATAGTCTGGTCAACGCTATCGGCGACGGCATCTACGCGCTCAACGGCTATCTCTCGGAAAAAGCCACGGAGCTGGGCGACGCCCTGAAGGCAAAATGGGACGCCTTCGACTTCAAGGCCTTCGGAACATCTCTCATCGACAAGATCAAGGACGGCGTCAAGAGCGCCGGCGGCAGGATCTGGACTGCTCTCAAGGGCGCTCTGGACAGCGCAAAGCAGAAGATCACCACGATCAACTGGAGCGACTTCGGCGGCGACATCGTCGACGGCATCATCAGCGGGCTGAAGGGCGCCGGCGGCCGGTTCGTGCAGGCGGTTAAGGACCTGATCAAGAAAGGACTGACCGGCGGCCAGGAAGAGGCCGAAGTCGGATCTCCGTCCAAACTGTTCGCGCGGGAGCTCGGGCAGTGGATCCCTCTGGGCATCGCCGAGGGTATAAACTCCGAAGCGTCCGCCGTGGACACCGCCGTGCAGGACGCCGTGAGCGGAGCCGCCCGCAGGGCCTCCATGAGCTCCGCGGCAGCGACCGCGGCCGACACCGCCGGAGCCCGGGACACCGACCGGATCATCGAGGCGCTGCGCACGATGCAGTTCGAGACCCGTGTGGTGCTGGAGGGCGACGCCGACGGCCTGCTGCGGGTCATCAACAAGTCCAACTGGGCCAAAACCAACGCTACCGGTTACAACCGGCTGGCGGCCGTAGGAGCGAGGTAACAAATGGAACTGTTCAAAATCAGCAGCGGCGGGTCTGTGACCGATCTCTCCGGATACGTCAATCCGCGAACCTACGCGGTGAATCAGCTGGAGATCTATGACGAGTGGGATGACGGCGACCGGGCCCTGCATCGTGCCCTGGTGCGGACCAGGGTGTCCGGCAGGCTCACCCTCGGCTTCGACACCAAGACGGCCCTGACGAATTTCCTCACCTTGCTCGCAGCCGGGCGGAAAAGCAATCTCGCCTATGACATCCAGGCCTACTGCCACAACACGGGGACGCTCGTTTCCTGCGTGGCCTTCCTCGACATCAGCGGCTCGGGCATCTGGGACGACACCAACAGCCGGCAGTGGCTCACCATCGACGTCACCGTCACGGAGGTGTGAGATGCTCAACGTCCCAACCGCCGCGCAGGGGCTGTTTTCCACAGCGCACAAGAACATCCGCGTGACCTTCCCGAAC